TTTTCCAGTCGCTCGGCATCGCTTTCGCCCAAACGGCCGCCGACATTCTGAAATCGCTCGGCGAGATGATCCTGAAGCAGGCCCTCTTTAACATGCTTTCCGGAGGCGGCTCGGGCAATGGCGGCGTCGGCGGTTCCATCGCCGGCGCGGCCGCAACTTTGTTCCCGGCAGCGATCATGCTCAACACATCGGGCAGCACCCTGACTGCTGCGGGCGGCCTTCTTACAGGCGCAGGCGGCACGCTCATCAGCGCCGGCGCATTGTGGCAGGCGACGGCTGCCGAACTGATGGCCGCGGCGCAGATGCTCATCATCGCGAACACCGCCTCGTTCGCCGCCGCCCACACCGGCGGCATTGCTGGCTTCCCGACGATGAGGCGTTCGGTTAGCCCGCTCGTGTTCGCTGGGGCGATGCGCTACCATGTCGGCGGTCTCGCCGGCCTACGCCCTGGCGAAGTTCCGACGATCCTGAAGCGCGGTGAAGAAGTCCTCACCGAGGACAATCCGCGCCACATCAAGAATCAGCGTGGCGGCCGCGGCGCTGGCGGCGGCATGGGTGGTCCGGGCCTGAAGCAAGTCCTCCTGTTCGATCCGGCGGACATCGCCGCAGCGATGCGTAGCAGCGAGGGCCGGAAGGTCTTTCTGACGCATATCCGGGGCGCACGGCGGGAGATCAACACGATCCTTTCGGGTAACGGCTGATGGGCGCTCCCGATTCCGCCCTACCGGTGTTCAGCTTCCGTCCGAATTGGGGAGTGGGCGTCACCGAGCATCTCGAATGGATGACCGATGTTCTAACCTCGCCGACGGAGGCTGAGCAGCGGATCGCGCTTCGCCTGACGCCCCGGCGTCTATTCAGCGCCCAGATCGAGCCGATCGACGAGGAACGGACGTTCCTTGACCTGTTCATCAGGGGCCTCGGCCAACAGGAATTCATGTTGCCGCTGTGGCACGATCACGCGGCGCTCGACGCGCCGGCGTCCGCCGGAGCGACAACGCTGTCATTCGACACGACTGATCGCGAATTCGTCGATGGCGGCATGGCGATCCTCATGGGCGCCGACGCGATGAACTGCGAAGCGGTGCAGATCGACACCGTGGCAAGCGGCGCGCTCACTCTGAGCACAGGCACGGCCGCAGCCTGGGCCGCGGGGACGACTATTCATCCGCTGCGGCGCAGTTGGTTGCGTGACACACCGAAGATGTCGCGGCAGACCGACAGTTTCGATGTCGCGCCGATGGAATTCCTGCTGTCCGGCGCGCAGAGTTATGACGGCGGCACAGAGGATCTCGCGACTTTCGACGGCTATCCGATCCTCTCGCCGGCTCCCAACTGGAGCGCCACGCTTGATCTCGAGCTGCTCCGCAACCTGGACGTGATCGACGGCAAGGTCGGTCTGCGTTCGGTCTATGATCCGGCAGGCCGCGGCTTCAACACCCAGATGCACCGCTGGATGCTCAACGGACGCGCCGAGCAGGCGGCCTTCCGGCGACTGCTCTATCGGCTCGCGGGAAAGCAGAAGCCCCTCTGGCTGCCGACGTTCGGGAGCGACCTGATTATTGCGGGCGCAGCATCCCCCGGCGCGACGCACATCGACGTCAAGCAATGCGGCCTCGCCTATACAGCCTTCCCTGCCGAAGGACGCGATCACGCGATCACCGCAGACGGTGAGGTGCTGACGTTCACAGGGCCGGCGACACTGGTCGGACCAGGCGTGGAACGTATCGCCCTCTCGACGGCGTTGGTGGCAGGGCTGGCGGTCGGCGACAGCCTTTCGTTTCTCGACATCGGCCGCCTCGACAGCGACACAATTGATATTCACCACGAAACGGATTCCGACGGCGTCGCAACCGTCGAAGTACCGTTCCGCACCTTCCCGAATGTCCGCGACGGCTCGGCCGATGGTGCGGACGCGCTGCCGGCGGCTTCGATGACCTCGGGTAGCTGCGGTGCCGAGGGCTGGCAGGTTCACATTCGCTTTGAATATATGGCCGACCCGCCGTCGCCGCCGACTGGCTACGACAATCCGTTGGTCGTCGTCTACACGCCGGGCAACCCGGCTTACGGCAGCAGTTCGGCTTATGCGGTCGGCGGCGCCCCGATTGCCATCTTCGATTACACGCCGGGTGAAGTTAACATTTATCTGTATTTCTCCGTGGCTACCGGCGCGACGATCACAGTCTCGACCGCCTTTTTGCTCGGCGATCTGCAGGCACCCGAAGATCACCCTGGCACGATCGAAGGAACCGGCGTCGGCACGGTTTACGTCAACCGGGTCGGTGCGCTTGAATCGGTTCTCGAGGGGCCGAAGATTCTCGTCGAATACGTCGGCACCGATTTCTCCGGATCAATGCCATGACGTTTCAGGCAAACGAACAATCCAACGATCTCGGTCGGCCGATCACGCTGTACCTCTTTCAATGGGGCAACAGTCAGTGGGGCTACACGTCCGGCGATGCCGATGTGACCGTCAGCAGCGTCGACTATACTGCAATTCCGATCAGCGATGACGGTCTGCAACAGGGGAATTCCGGCCGGCGCGAATTCACGGTTCACGCGCCTGCACGCCTGAAAGACTCGAGCGGCGCGGACATCGATCTTCCGCTGGCGGCCCTGTTTCGTTCCTCGCCGCCGAGCCAATCGGTCTATCTGACAGTCAGGAAGAAGCACGAGCAGGATACGGACTTCGCGATCCACTGGATCGGCAAGGTCGGTAACGTGGTTCGCACGAACAACGGTGCAGAAATCCAGGTCGTTTGTCGAAATCCTGGCCTCCGGCGCACCGGCCTTCGGCTCAATTGGACGAGAATCTGCCCCCACTTCGTCTTTGACATTGGCTGCCAATTGAACAAGGCAGATTACGCAATCACTAGAAACGTGAGTGCGTTGACCGGAAATACGATCACTCTCGACGGCGCCGCGCTCGCCGCCTCGCCATATTACAACGGCGGTTTCATCGAGTGGGACGCCGATGGCCTCGGCACGCTCGAGCGGCGTGGGATCGAATCTACGACTGGCAGCAACCAGTATCAGTTGTTCGGACGGGCGGACGGCCTGGCGGTCGGACAGGCAGTGACGATCTATCCCGGTTGCGACGGCGCGGCCGAGACTTGCGATACGAAATTCAATAATCTCGTGAATTACGGCGGCGTCGACTTCATGCCGGGCAAATCACCGTTCGACGGCCGACAGGTCTTCTGATGCAGATCGCCATCGCTCTTATCCTGATCGTCGCGAGCGTTCTCATCAGCTCGCTTCTGGTTCACACCGGCAAGCAGCAAAAACCTGCGACCATCAAGGATTTCGACATCCCGCAGGTCGACGAAGGGACGCCGCAGGCCGTCCTGTTCGGCCAGTGCTGGAACAAGGGCTGGCAGTGCCTCTGGTACGGCGAGCTCGCCACCAAGAAGATCAAAGCGAAGACGTCGAAGTGATGAAGGTCTACGTTCGCCATATCCGAGGCGCGAAGCTCTGCACGCAAGGCGCCCGCCGCTGGTTTGCGCAGAAGGAGCTCAGCTGGACGGATTTCCTCGAGAATGGACTCGACGCCGAAATCGTTCGCGCGCTCGGCGATCCGTTTGCTGATCGGGCACTCGCCGCTGCTGAAGCCGAGGAGTCCGAGCAGTGACGAGCAAGGGCGCCGATCAAACCATCGGCTTCGACTATATTATGACGCTGCTGCTCGGCGATTGCCGCGGGCCGGTTGACGAATTTCTGGCGATCGAGGTCGACGACAAAATTGCCTGGCAGGGCGGCGTCAGCGATGACTCGCCGACCGCTGTGAACAATCCCGACTTGTTCGGCGGTCACGACGGGCAGGGCGGCATTCAGGGTGCGTTCCGACTTCTACAGGGTGCGCCTGACCAAATCCTTCCGGGAGCGGTGGACGTCATTGTGGGATATAGCGGGCCTGTTCCGACAGTGACGATTCCGGACATCAAGGCCTCCATCGGCGGTCGTGTCTCGGAGTTCCGCGGGTTCGTATCGATCCTGTGGCGCGGCCTCGTCGCCTCCTTCAATCCTTATCCGAAGGAATGGCATCTGTACCGTCGCCGCACGACCGCCGGCTGGTACAACGACGATTGCTGGTATCCGGCCAAAGCGACGATCTGGGTTGGCGACGGCACGATCGGAGCGATGAATCCGGCGCACATCATTTACCAGGTGCTGACGGATCCCGAATGGGGTGCGTCTCGCTCGACCAGCGAGATCGACGAAAACAGCTTCATTCTCGCGGCGAACACGCTCTGCAGCGAGGGCTTCGGGCTGTGCCTCAACTGGGCGCGGCAAGAGGACGTCGATACGTTCCTGCAGAGCATCATCGATCACATCGCCGGCGCGCTCTACACGGATCGCACGACCGGCAAGATCGTCCTGAAATTGATCCGTGACGATTACGATCCGAGTACGGTCCCGCTCTACGATTACGACAGCGGCCTGCTCGAGATCGAGGAAGACGACAGCGCCTCCTCCGACGAGATGATTAACGAGATCATCGTCAAGGGGAAAGACCAGAGCCTCGAGGGCCGCGGCGAAGATTTCGAGGTGCGAGTCCACAACAATGCGGCTCGCCAGTCGCAAGGCGCAATCGCCGACACGCTCGAACTTCCGGGCCTACCGACGCGCGATCTCGCCACTCGCCGCGGGCAGATGGAACTGAAAATCCATGCGCCCGGCCTGAAGCGCTTCAAGCTCAAGTTCGACCGCCGCGCTTGGGCCATCACGCCCGCCGGCGTGATCCGCATCTCGGCCCCGAGCCACAATATCGCGAACATGGTTTTGCGCCTCGGCGACGAGATCGACTACGGCAATACGACCGACGGGACGATCACCGCGAGCGCGATCGAGGACGTGTTCGGCCTGCCTTCGGTGAGCTTCCAAGCCTCCGGTGGAAGCACCTGGACACCGCCCGACCAAAGTCCGCAGATTGCGCGCGTCCGCAAGCTGATCGAGGGCGGCTATCGCGACACGCTGCGTCAGCTCGGGCGCACGGACATGGCGCAGCTGACCTCGACGGCCGCATACATCGGCCAGATGGCGAAGGCGCCGGGATCGGCCTATCAGTACGATCTTCTCAGCAAGACGACTTCCGAGAGCAGCTTCGTCGACCGGGCGACGAGCGCCTTTACCGAAGGCCTCTCCCTGACCAATTCGATCACGCCGCTCGCAACGAGCATCGTGGTGGACGACCTCGGGAACGTCGACTCGTCGTTCATCGGCGAAGCCTTCATGTGCGAAAACGAGGTGATGGAGCTCACCGCGCTCAATACCTCGACGAAGACCCTCACCGTGACGCGCG